GTCCGTAAAACCGCTTGAAAAAGTTAAATACAAGTTGCCGGGCCAACTCACCTTTACAAATAGATGAACCCACACATGCCAACCATGCTATGTTGAAGAACACTACATGGCTAAAATGCATAAGTCAAGCACCTACACAACTGATTCCTTGCTGTGTGTATGGTAACTAAGTGGCCTGACCGGTGTTGAGAAACATGATACAACACCGTAATTACATGAATATATATATCTGGTTATGAAATAATTTAAAATTCTAAGTGGCTATAGCTGGATCTACGCGTGTGGCACGAAGCCGGACATACCCGAATAAACCGGCATCTCCTTCATCGAAACCAACTGTAACAACATCACCAGCCGATATTTCAACATTCAAGGCATAAACAATGGCATGACCTTCATCCAAAGTTGAGGATGTAAAATCCAAAGATGAAGTGACACCATTGATTGTTATGTTCCCGTTTGCTGTAATAACGGAAGATGTAACGACGTAGAGGAAAAGGTCAAAGTAACCCGTGGCTAAGCTAGTATAAGAGATGCCATAACAATATGTGCCATCAGTGAGCGGGGCCAAATCAGTCATGATTGGAATACCACCACTTGATGCACTTGCACTATAGACACCTAAATGCGAATACTTAACTTCCTGTTCTGCACACATTGGGCCTGCTTGGGGTACGATCAGTTCAATATCGTATTCAACCCAAAGTTCAGATAGAAGGGCGGTATCAGCCTGCCCTGCTGTTGCAACAATCAGTTGACCAACATCATTCAAGCGTGAGTCAGCTAATGTTGCAGCAACAAACTCAGCAGTGTAACACTCCTTCTCTAGTTGTGTAACATCTGCATAAGCATCTATATTATCCCAAGCGGCACCACGAATCGCGCCTTCATACTGCAAAAGTGCAGTTTTACTAACCGGTAAGGGGTCAGTTGGATCATAATCTATTGCCATCATGATACTACCCACTGTTGATGTGGAGGTTTGCGTCTTTAAACTAAACACCAGTTGTTTAAACTGGTACCGTTCAAAATTGGGCGCAATCCTCGACAACCATGGGAACATGACACTATTGGCAGGATTAATCCGTAAACTGGCCACCGAGAAAGAAACACTGCCCGATATGTCAGCTATAAACTCTTTATGACGGACACGATAACGTTGTAACAAAGACTCATACGTTTGTCTCATAGGCGTTGTCAAGGCATTGCCAGCCATTATGCTAGAGCCTTTATCTCGCGAGACAATAGAGTAAGGATAATTTGCTACACCCATTGGTTGTGCTTTAACCATCTCCATACCACCTACATTGAGAACATCAATTGCTTTGCGTTTAGCTTTCTTTCGTTTACGTTTCTTTGTGGCTTTAGATGAATTATAAAGTTGAACTCCTGTTGTTGCATTTACAAAATCTGACCCAAGTCTGGCAAGTGCCTTTTTCTGTTTCTTAGGTATCATTGAATATGCTGCTGAAAATTCCTCCATTGTTTTATGTTGGGGCCCCGACATACTACAAACTTCCGAATATATCATCATCGACAACAAGTTTAATATCACTGAGCATTGCTTTACTAAAACTATAATCTGCATCTAAACGTAAATCTGAGCAATTTTCGTTCCCAAACCAATCTACATAGACCTGGGTGTAATCTCGTGTGAATGTATTAACATATGCAATTCCTGAGTTATCGAGATCAATGGCACTAACCTTAGACATCCAAGGTTGCCGTTGAAACCACAGCCCCTCTTTAGGCAAGTAGTCATCACCTCTCATATCATCAAAATCATCATGGCTCAGGGCATATCGTGACGCAAATGCCACACGTAATACATCCTCATCAATTTTCCCGTGGAGTTCATGTGCATAACGCACGTCCTTACTAACACTTTCTGCTAACACATGTTCGTAGGACTTCTCACTACCATTCAACCTCTTCAGGGCTTCCTTCCTAGCAGCGCAAAAGAGTCGTTGATACGCTTTACTTAACCCATATAAATAAAAGGCATCATTCATCAGCGCTTTATACATTTGTGCTAGCTTCACCCAATAGGCTGGTGTGAGTGCGTTATCTTTAAGGACCTTCTTTGTTGATAGTGCAATTACATTGCCCAATTTTCTCAGAGCAACGTAAGTCGGCACAAACTCATCTGCACATTTCGTCTCTACGGCATCATCTTCCACATATTTGCGTCTAACTGTGCCTTCAACAAACCAACGGGATAAGTACGTCACCTGTGGTAATTCTGTTGAAAGTTTAATTTTTGCTTTGATGCCATAATCTGAAAAGACGGTGCAGTCCGTCATGAGCTTTCGCAGGTCATCATTACTGCCAATGATCAGAGAATCATCACCTAAGCAGAACTGTTGTACCTGGACGCCCATGCGTTTCTGCCAACAAAACACAAAGAATGCATTAAGTAAGCTATTTCCTAATGAGGTATCACCCGCACCTGATCCTCGTGTAGCTGTTACTTTAGCTATAACATCTGTATTTTGTCGCGGTCCAAAAATCTTATATGTCCACTCCCCACCCATATCATCAATGTATTCATCGATGATTCCATGTAAATCTGCCTTACACACATGTTTATATATGCTTCTTAAAACTTCAAAGTGTTCAGCCCTCTGACTACTATCAAATTCTGAGTAGTCTACCTCAATGAAAGCGGGGTTTGCACATCGATGCACTGAATTGTACAATTCATACCCTAATTGATCCATGTTCATACCATCTGTATAAACAAACGTTTGCCCAACACGCTCATGTGTTTTCAAGACAAAATCGGTCATGTATTTCTTCATGCCGTTAATTAAGGGATTGTACAGTGCCTTATACTTATCTGAGTATGTTGTAATTAAACGTGGCATTTTGTCCAAGCTCTTATTGAGAACTTCAGGTTTAACAAAACACTTACGTGGCACCCTAGTATGGGGCTGCCGTTGATTCTTACTAATTCCACTCCGCAACGACGCCCGTTGACCAGCTGTCCAACGCGGATTATCACCATACTGCAGATCATTCGATGCTATTTTAAGATCAACAGGAAAATTTAGGTCTAGAAATTCATTTATATACTGTTTAAATTCAGTTTGCCACAGTAACTCATGAAACATTAGACCATTTGATTTCATCTGCCGACCATTTAAACCACCATATAAATTGACGGGTGAGTTTAAGTGGTAACTAACTAATGCAGGTATTCCTGGGGCAATTTGGAATACCATCTCTGGTGCTGGTTGTTTCTTGGGATCAAATTTGATTAGCTTACAATCTTCCTTCTTGGGTATATCTTTGACAGATTCCACATAATTATATTGACGATCACCCCCGTTAGCATGAACGATGGGCTGCACCAAAGGATTCTGATGCATTAATTGGTCAACAGTCGGTTTGTGTATAACCCCTGGGATAGATTGTCGCCCTTTCTGTGCTTCATTGATTTTATCAAAAGCAACGTCTTTATTAAGACTCCAAGACTCAATCCAGTTTTCAAGTGGTGTAACAATGAATGCTTGTATGAACCCTGGCGTTTCTGACAACGGCAGGCTTTTCAAAGTAACTAAAACTTGTCTTAATATTTCATTAGCATTCATGCACCAAAAGGCGGGCCACGTGTGATTAACCAGAATATTATGTCTGGATTGTTGTATTGTCACCACGCGATCAACGAAATCCATAAAATCTTGCCTTGCTTTTTCAGGCCGGAATTCGCGCACGCACAATCGTGAAACTAGTTCACTATAAAAACTAGTTGCCATGCCAAGCGGCCCAAAATAGGCAGCTCCGGTATCACGCTTGAATAACGCATACTGACTATCACTATCAATACGCGCCACCATTTGAAAGCCATTAGGCCCACAAATATCACTAAAAGATACTTTCTTATTACCGTCATATGTTAACTCACTTCCACTGATGTCAACATCAAACTTGCTTAACAAGATGGAAAACTTCGTAAAATCCCAACAGTACACATATTCGGCACTGCTGCTGAAGTCACACGCAATTTCTGGTAATGGTGTATCTGCTTTGAGCACAACTCCTTGTTGTATCAGGTGCGCCCTCAGCACGTTCTTACCCATATTTATGCGTCGTCCATTCTCCGTCATAGCAGCTTGTGTTGAAACACTCATATTTCTACCCACTACATACTTCACTTTACAACTTGTTAACTTTTCCAGACGTGCCACCATGTCCTTTGAAACAAAATCACCAAGATAGAGTTCATGCAAAACATGATCTCCTGGCGGTTTGCTATGTGAGGGCGGCACTATTGGACGACCACTAGCAACTGATGTGGAAGTTCCACATGAGTCACCACTATCACTATGGGGTGCTTTGACACACCCCTTAGCCTTCAGTGGAGGTCCTGTTGACTTAACGACACTAACATTATTAGTGTTGTCAGACCTGGATACACCCCGCCGCCTGCCCTTAGGCAGTTTACTCGGTTGGATGTTGTTTGGTTTTCTTGTTTGGTTAAGTTTTGACAAAGAGCAACCTACAGTTCGC